TAACTCGCTGTTTATCTCAGTAATCTTATCTTGATCACCTTTAACAACAGCTTCTTCTTTTAAGCTATATAGCTCATTAACTCTCATCTTATTAGAGTCATCAACTATCAACTCATAGTATTTTACATAGTCCATAATACCTCCTTGGTTAAGACTAACGTCCACATCAGCGTGAACGCTGTTCAGACAACAAGGGGAGTACTCACCTGTCAACAGCATGGCAGGGGTTTACACCTGCGACTGCATTGTCCCCTGTGGACAATCAGTCCTGTTGATAGGTAGAGGGGATTCCTTGTTAGTCTAAGCGTAATCACGTGTGTGTGGGGGGACCCATAGCAATCTCATCTTTTGTGATTGCGTATGGGGTGGAGAGTGTCGCCCACTGGCGACTCCACTACATTTAGTATTGTGAGTTTCACGAACAACTAAAGTGTTGTTATTTTGCTTGACAGCAGATAAATTTAAATCTACGTACTTTTAAGGGTAGAATAAATAGATATGAAAGATGACTTAACAGACAAGCAAAGACAACTCGTTGATACTATCGTAGCAAGTGGTTGTAGTATAAAGGAAGCTGCCGAAAAGGCAGGATATTCAACAAAAGGCAGTAAAGAGGCAGGTAGAGTAAGTGCTTCTCGCACACTACGTTTACCAAAGGTACAACAGTATATGCAACAGAGAGTGGCACAAACTCTTGGACTTGGTGCAGTAAGTGCGAGTAAACGACTGATTGAGCTTTCAACAGGGGCGAGATCAGAGTATGTACAACTGGAAGCGTCCAGAGATATACTAGATCGAGTGGGATTAAAAGCACCAGATCGTATCTCTCACAATATACAGGGCGATATTAAAATTAATATAGACCTATCGTGAGGCGTTGGTATGCACCCACACAGTCAAGACTCGCAGAGTCGGAGGGTGGGGGCAAAACTCACCAGCTTTAGCTGACGAGGCGTATGTCACAGACAACAGGGTTCAAAATAGTACATTATGGCAAAGCAAAAGTTTAAGGATATAGTTATACATGAACGTATACCTAAGAAGACTAGCATAGGTAGAAGACCAAAGAAGTCTTCAATGAACAAGAGCAAAAAGCGTTCGTGGAAGAAATACAATTCGCAGGGCAAATAGATATTATTTTTTTTTAAGTCTAAGTGCGTTTAAAAAATATTTTTCTAAATATAAGGTTCTTCTTTAATCAAAGGAGAAATATGCATTACAAAGTGAATATATGGAAAGATGATTCTTTCAAAAGAGAGATTGTATATACTGCAGATAATGATATACAAGCTATACAGATGGCATCAGCAGCAACACCAGATGGTTGTAGATCAACTTATGAAGAAATAACAGAGGAGCAAAAATCATGCCTTATGGAAAAGGAACCTATGGTTCAAAACGAGGAAGACCTAGCAGTAGCTTAAAAGGTAAACAAAAAAACTTACCAGCTGCATTAAAGAAAAAGATAATGGCTGCTAAGAAAAAAAAGTAGTGGCAACAAAAGCAGAAAAAAAACATATGGATAAGGTAGCTCAGTTAGGTTGTTTCGTTTGCGAAAGACCTGCTGCCTTACACCATATAAGACCTAAAGGTACTGGTATAGGAAGAAGAACTTCACACTTTGAGGTGATCCCCCTATGCCCAGATCACCACCAAGGAAAGTTTTCAATACATATGTCTAAAAGAGCTTTTGAAGAAAAGTATGGCACAGAAAAAGAAATCCTTGAAATAGTATTACAAAGAATTAAGGAAGAAGAATGTCGTTCCTCAATAATTTAAGTTTAAAAGATAGAAGAAGACTAAGAGTAATAGTTAAACAAACTCATCTTAAACATTATCCTACACATATGATTACTGATTATGAAGCAGATAAATTAGTAGAAGCTTTTGGTGAAGAAACTATATACAAGCTTCTATCTGCAAATGTAGGAACTAATGTCGATTAATTTCAAATACAAACCAGATGGTGAAACTATAAAAACCTTTATGAAGTCTAATGACTTCTTTAGAGGAATAAGAGGTCCAGTAGGTAGTGGTAAATCGGTATCGTGTTGTATTGAATTATTTAGACGAGCATTATTACAAAAAAAGAATGAACAAGGCATTCGTAAATCTAGATGGGCAGTAATAAGAAACACTAACCCACAGCTAAGAACAACAACAATTAAAACTTGGTTAGATTGGTTTCCAGAAGATGTCTGGGGAAACTTCGCCTGGAGTGTTCCTTATACCCATAGAATAGTTAAGAATGATTTAGATATAGAAATTATATTCTTAGCTCTTGATAGACCAGAAGATGTTAAGAAACTATTATCTCTAGAGCTTACAGGTGTTTGGGTTAATGAAGCTAGAGAAATACCTAAATCAATTATAGATGCTTGTACAATGAGGGTAGGAAGATTTCCTAGTATGAGAGAAGGAGGAGCTTCTTGGTATGGAGTCATAGCAGATACTAATGCTCCAGAAGAAGATCATTGGTGGGCGATAATGTCTGGAGATGTACCAGTACCAGATCATATATCTCGTGATGAAGCTTTGATGTTAGTCAAACCAGATAACTGGAGCTTCTATACACAACCACCAGCTCTTGAAGAAAAAAGAGTAGATGGTTCTATTAAGAGTTATGATCCTAGTGATAAAGCAGAAAACAAATCTAATCTAACAGAAAAATATTACTCTAATATTATTAGAGGTAAAACAAAAGGTTGGATAGATGTTTATGTTTTAAATAAGCTTGGATCTATAGAAGAAGGTAAACCTGTATATCCAAACTTTAAAGAAGAACTACATAGTGCAAAAGAAGAATTACAATTAAGTCCATTGCAACCTATCTACATTGGAGTTGACTTTGGATTAACTCCTGCAGCAGTCTTTGGTCAAAGATTAGTTACAGGTAGATGGCATTTAATAAATGAGCTTGTATGTTTTGATATGGGTGTAATTAGATTTTCTGAATTACTTAGAAGTGAGATTGCTAAAAATTATAAAGGATATGAAATACATATCTATGGAGATCCTGCTGGAGATGTTAGATCACAAACAGATGAAAGAACTCCATTCCAAATTATGAGGCAACAAGGACTCAATGCATTACCTGCACCATCTAATGATGTAGCTCTTAGAATAGAAGCTGTTGATGCAGCTCTATCTAGATTACTAGATGGTAAGCCAGGATTCTTAATGGATAGAAAATGTATTAATCTTAAAAAAGGTTTTAATGGTGGTTATCATTATAGAAGACTACAAGTATCTGGAGATAGATATGATGAGAAACCTTTAAAGAATAGATACTCTCATGTACATGATGCATTACAATATCTTATGATGGGAGCTGGAGAAGGTAGAACTATATTAGCAGGTAAAACTAAATCTACTCCAACAATAGCTCATAGAGATTTTGATGTATTTAAAACAAGAAAAACAAGTAAAAGGAAAGTATGGGATCTGTTCAAAAGGAATGGTTAATATATTTTTATGAGGCAGAAGACCACCCATATTCTGATTGGTTATACTTCTTAAGAAAAGGTTATAAACATTGTGGAGCCTTATCTTATAATACTAAAAAAGATGCTTGGGTTCATTTAGAATTTACACACGCAGGTATAAGATTATCATTTCTAGATAAAGAAGAACTAGAAGATATGTTAGCTTACCTAAAAAATTTTAAAGTATTAAGATGCCCAGTCAAAGACCAATGGCATCTACTTCGTATAAAAGATATAACCTGTGTAGCTTTTATTATGAGATTGATAGGCTATTATAAATGGTGGATCTTTACACCTTACCAGCTTTATTGTGCGTTGATAAAAGAGGGATATAAGTCATTTTGGGAACAACATGACAAAACCAAAGAAAAAATCAGTACAAGAAATAATAGATGAAATGAGAGATCTTCACGATCAAGAAGATGATTTACTTCGTGAGATGGAAGCAGGATATGGTTCATTAACATCTGATGATCTTGAAGATATGGATTTTGATGATGAATTAGAGGAGGACAACTAATGGGTGGCATTTTTAAAAAACCAAAAGCCCCACCAAGAAATATGGAGCTTGAAAGAGAATTAGCTGCTTCTAGAGCTGCTGAAGAAAAAGCTGCAAGAGATGCAGAAACTGCTGCAAGAACATATTCTGAAAAAAAAGCAAAAGGTGTTATTGGTGTAAGATCTCTATTTGCTAAAGCTGGTGGTAGAGGCTTTTTTGGTTAATGAGAAAAGAACATAAAAATCCTAAAGGTGGATTAACTGCTAAAGGTAGAGCATACTTTAAACGTAAAGAAGGTGCTAATTTAAAACCTCCAGTTAAAAAGACACCACCTAAAGGTACAAGGAAGTTTAGAAGAAAAGTTAGTTTTGCTGCAAGGTTTGCAGGAATGAAAGGACCAATGAAGGATTCTAAAGGAAGACCAACAAGAAAAGCATTAGCTTTAAGAGCTTGGGGTTTTAGAAGTGTAGAATCTGCTAGGAACTTTGCAAATAGACATAAGAAGAAAAAATAATGGCTACTGCAAAAAAAACAAAACCTGCTTTATGGGCTAGAGCTAAAGCCCAAGCTAAAGCAAGAATGGGAGGAAAACACAGTGCTAGGGCTATGCAACTTGCTGTCAAAATTTATAAAAAAGCAGGTGGAGGCTATAGAGGAGCTAAGTCTAGCTCAAACAAATTATCAAAATGGAGCAAACAAAAATGGAAAACAAGCAGTGGTAAAAAGTCAGAAGGCAAAAGAAGATACCTTCCAGAAAAAGCATGGAAAGCTCTCTCTGCAAAAGAGAAGGCAGCTACAAACAGAGCTAAAGCAAAAGGTTATAAAAAAGGTAAACAATTTGTTAAACAACCGAAAGGTGTTGCAGCAAAAACAAAAAGGTATAGAAAATGAGAATAATAAATAAAATTATATTAAAAATAAAAAGGTTAATAGAAAATGGAATACGAAAATTCAAAAGATAAAGCAATAGGAATACTTAAGAAGTATCAAGAAGCAGTATCTGTAAAAGATCACTGGAGAGAAAAGTTTGAAGAAGCTTATGAGTATTGTCTTCCAAACAGAGAATCATTCTATGATGAATCTCCAGGACAAAAAAGAACAGACAAAATATTTGATGAAACTGCAGTAGTAGGAGTACAAGAATTTGCTAGTAGATTACAAGCAGGTATTGTTCCTACGTTTGCAAGATGGGCAGACTTCCAAGCAGGTGTTGAAATACCACCAGAACAAAAACCAGAAATAAATAAATCATTAGATGCAATAACAGATTATGTATTTGAAGTATTACAAAACTCAAACTTCAATCAAGAGATACATGAATGCTTTATGGATCTAGCTGTAGGTACAGGGTGTATGTTAGTTGAAGAAGGTGATGCAGTAAATCCTATTAAATTTACAGCAGTACCATTACCAAAAATTTGTTTAATGAATGGACCAGATGGTAGAATAGATACAGTCTATAGAACAAGAGTTGTTAAACCAGAACACATATCTGTTTTATATCCTAAAGCTATTATACCAGAAAACTTTGATCCATTAAGAATGAAAAAAGATTGTACAATTATTGAAGCTATCTACAAAGTCTATGAAGAAAATGTAGAGAAATATAAATACTGTGTAGTTATGCAAGATGCTAAAGCAGTTATCTTTGAAGAAACATACACAGGTGAAGGTGCAAATCCATATTTAGTATTTAGATGGAACAAAGCATCTGGTGAAGTATATGGTAGAGGACCAATATTTAATGCAATGGGTGCTATTAAAACTTGTAACTTAACAATAGAATTAATATTACAAAATGCACAGATGTCGGTATCTGGAGTATATACTTATGAAGATGATGGAGTTATTAATCCAGATAACATTTCATTAGTGCCTGGATCTTTAATACCAGTAGCACCAGGATCAAGAGGATTAAATCCTATACCTGCTGCATCTAACTTTGATGTAGCTCAGTTAGTATTACAAGACATGAGGCAGAATATTAAAAAAGCTTTATACATGGAAACTCTTGGTAGACCAGAAGGAACTCCAATGACAGCTACAGAAGTTTCTGAAAGAATGGCAGATCTATCTAGACAGATTGGTTCTTCTTTTGGTAGACTACAATCAGAACTTATACACCCATTACTAAAAAGAATAATTAGATTATTATCTAAACAAGGTAGAATAGATTTACCTAAAGTAAATGGTAGAGAAGTTAAAGTAGCTGCTAGATCTCCATTAGCTAAAGCTCAACATATGCAAGACATATCTGATGTTAATAGATTTAACGAAATTATAGCTGGAACATTTGGTCCACAAATGATAAATGTAATTGTGAATCAAAATGAAACAGCTAAATATCTAGCAGAGAAAATGAATCTTCCAGAAAAATTAATTAGAGATGAACAAGAACAACAACAGATAGTACAACAAATAAGCCAACTTCAATCTTCAGCGAGTGAAGGAGAAGTACCTCAATAATGGCATGGGATAAACTAAAAGAAAAAAGACCTATACAAACAAAATCAATTGATGGTTATATTAGAACTCCACAAGATGAGTCTAATTTAAATAAATCATTTGCATCAGTATTCAAAGGAGATGATGGTAAACTCATCTTAGACTACATTAAATCAATTACTACCGAAGCAGTTGCAGGTCCTAACATTGATGGCAACCAGTTATTTCATTTAGAAGGAATGAGATTTCTTGCAGGTATAATACAAACAAGGATAAAAAAAGGAGAACAAGATGGTAGATGATAATGCTACAGCACCAGTCACCACAGAAGCACAAGAGCAAACTGAGGTTACTAAACCAGAATATGTACAAGATAAATTCTGGAACACAGATACAAAAGAAGTTAATTTAGAAAACTTAGCTTCTAGTTATAATGCTCTTGAAAAAAAACTTGGATCAAGAACTGAGGATTTGTCTAAACAAATTAGAACAGATATTGAACAAGAAAAGCTAACTAAAACTCCAGAAGAATATAAAGTTAATCTTCCAGAGCTTCCAGAAAATGTAGATGTAACTGTATCAGATGATATGGAAATAGTACAATGGTGGAAGGAAACAGCAAAACAAAATGGATTATCACAAGATCAATTTGATCAAGGTGTTAATGCATTCGTTAATAATGCCATGGCAACATTACCAGATGCTAATGCAGAGTTGCAGAAGCTAGGTGATAATGCAAAAGAAAGAATAGAAGCAAGTGAACTATGGAGTAAAAAACATTTATCTCCAGAAGCATTTGAAACTTTCTCAAGTATTGCAGCTACTGCAGATGGTGTTAAGGCTATTGAAGAAATAATGAAACTTACTAAAGATAGTCCAATACCAACTACGCCAACTCAAGTATCAGTAACTCCTAATGAAGATGATCTTAAAGCTATGCTACAAGATCCTAGATATTGGGATTCAAATAAACGTGATCCAGGTTATGTCAAAAGAGTAACTGAGCTGTATGAAAAAGCGTATCAAAAAAATCAAAGCTAAACCTTTTAAGTTTAAAAGACTTAAAAAGGATCTACATTGGTTAGATGCAGTTAGTGAAACAGGTTGGATTTCTGAACATGATATGGATAATCAAGAACCTGCTAAAGCTGTATCTAGTCAAATGTGGGTGTATAAAGAAACAGATAAATACATCACATTATTTGGAACGTATTCATATGATGAAAAAGGTAAGTTAGAATTTGGAGAAGTTATAACTATACCTAAAATATGGATTTAATGTGCGTTGCTTATAATCATTCTAAATTTTATTTTCACAACAAGACCTTAAAAATGTTCAATGATTGCCCTTAGTGGATAACAGTCCCCTGCATTAGTAAGACAATCGGATAATGACGTAACTTAACAACAAACAAAGGACAATAAAATGGCAACATCAATAACAAATGCCTTTATTACTCAGTTTGAAGCAGAAGTTCACATGGCTTATCAAAGAATGGGTTCTAAGTTAAAGAACCTTGTAAGAACTGTGAATGGCGTTAATGGTAACACTGTTAAGTTTCAGAAAGTAGCAAAAGGATCTGCTAACACTAAAGCAAGACATGCTGAAGTAGTAGCAATGGATCTATCTCACAGTAATGTGAGTGCAACTTTAACTGATTACTATGCAGCTGATTACGTTGACAAGCTAGACGAGTTAAAGGTAAACATTGACGAAAGACAAGTAGTTGCACAATCTGCAGCATACGCTTTAGGTAGAAAAACTGACAGTGTATTAACTGGGATTATGAATGGAGCTACAACTCTTGCGAACAACTCATCAGGTACAGGTACTGGAATGAATCTTGGCAAATCAACTGCTATGATGGAACTTTTCAATACTAATGACGTTCCAGATGATAATCAACGATACTGGGTAGTAGGACCAAAACAATGGTCTGATCTACTAGCATTAGACCAATTCTCTAGAGTAGAATACGTTGGCGAAGGTGAATTACCTTACGCTGGTGGTATGACTGCTAAAAGATG